ATTTGCACATAAGCTTGATTATGACGTTTAGAATCTGCTACCCTAGGATGGACGGTTGGCTTCATAGGTAGTGAACACTAACGAAAGCAGAGGACACGAACCACATATATAATTTATGTATTGTCCGCTGGTGTAGTACAGGGGGTCCTTCCCCCATACACACACTCACTACTACAGGTCCACAGTGTAAGTCTCTCAGTTCGCCTATGGCTCCTTCGTGGCCTTTGCCCCTAACGAAACTTAGGGACTCTTCGTTATGTAGGGTACGGGTTGTTTAACCACCGGGGGTGGGAAATACGCTGGCTCAGGGATAACGGGTGCCTCCCCCATACAAAAAAGAGACTGAAATGGCAAAGAGCAAACAAACGATAGAAAAGGACATTGGGGTAGATATACCCAAGCTTGAGGACACCCTTGATTTTGAGAAGAGTCCTGAGTTGAGGCGTACTAATACTAAGGATATTCCAGAAAAGAATAAGGGAAGACCTAAAAAGGTAGTAAAACGTAATAAGAAAGAGTCTGCTGCTATCATGCGGGAATATAGAGATCGTATGCTGGCTAGTCCAAAGAGCGTTAAGGTGCTTAATGCCATCTGGGACGCTGCATTAGACCCTGAGGACAAAGACAGGGCTGCTGCATGGAGGATAGTAACAGGCACTATTATGCCTCAGGCGGTCGTTAACGAGCTATTTGAGGGTAATGCGACAAGGGCTGCGGTGCAGATCAACATAACTGGGCTTAATGACGTTAGAACTGGCGTTGATATAGATGGAGACTCTGGTGAAGTACTTTGATATTAACGAGTTTGACTGCTCCTACACCGGAAAGAACGAGATGAACCCCGAATTCCTAGAAAGACTGGACGAATTAAGGCGGGTTTGCAGCTTTCCCTTCATAATAACGAGTGGATACAGGGACGAAACCCACCCAATCGAGGAAAAAAAGAAGAAGCCTGGCACTCATTCAAGGGGAATTGCTGCCGATATTGCAATTTTTGATGGTAATAAGCGCAGAATTATTGTACAAGAGGCCATTAATCTTGGCTTTAACGGTATAGGTATAGCTAAAAGCTTTGTTCACGTAGACATTCGTGATGCCTTCCCCGTCATTTGGACATACTGAATGCTATATACAAAACATGCAACGCTATTAACAACAGATCCAGTAACTCTGTTTAAAGTCCCAAAGGGTTTCCACGCCGTTATCAGTTATATCTTTGTTGCAAACCACGCAGGCTCTACCAATACCGCTACCCTGTACTGGGATATTAGTGTAAATGACGTATCAGTCCCGCAAGTCTACATCTATGATGGTGCTAGTGTAGCTGGCAGCGGAAATAACACACTAGGCAACGGCGGCGGCCCCCTATTTGTCCTACATGAAGAAGAATCCCTAAAGGTATCCGCCGGATCTGCGGGCAACATCGAGGCTGCGGTGACGATTGACCTGATTGAAAACCCATCAACGTTGATAAACTTCAGCTAAATGGAACTTAACGTAGAATTACTGCCTTGGCAGGAAGAAGTGTGGAATAACCCCACTCGATTCAAGGTTGTTGCTGCGGGAAGGCGTACAGGAAAGTCCAGATTGGCTGCGTGGATGCTTATAGTTAACGCGCTCCAGGCGAGCAAGGGTCACGTTTTTTACGTAGCTCCTACACAGGGCCAGGCCAGAGACATTATGTGGCAAACCCTGCTTGAGTTAGGCCATCCAGTTATAGATAGCTCCCATATTAATAACCTTCAGATCAAACTTATTAACGGCACTACGATTAGTCTTAAAGGCGCTGACAGACCAGAGACTATGCGGGGTGTGTCGCTGAAGTTTCTTGTCATGGACGAATATGCCGACATGAAACCTGACGTATGGGAGCAGATCCTACGTCCAGCCCTTGCCGACCAAAAGGGCGATGCGATGTTTATTGGTACTCCAATGGGGCGTAACCACTTCTATGACCTGTATAAGTATGCAGAGCTATCAGAAGATGAAACCTACCAATCATGGCACTTTACGTCATACGACAACCCCATATTAGACCCAGATGAAATCGATATAGCTAAAAAGTCTATGTCATCCTACGCCTTCAGGCAGGAATTCCTTGCGTCATTTGAGGCGACTGGCTCTGAAATGTTTAAGGAGGACTGGGTTCAGTTCGACGAAGAAGAACCCGATGACGGCGACTACTACATAGCTATCGACTTAGCTGGCTTTGAAGAGGTAGGCAAGAAGAAGTCAAAGAACTCCAAGCTAGACGAAACGGCAATTGCTATAACCAAGGTTTGCGACAATGGCGATTGGTATGTAGACAACATTATCTACGGGCGATGGGACTTAAATGAAACGGCCACAAAGATCTTCCAAGCTGTTCGCGATTATCGCCCTGTCTCTGTTGGCATCGAAAGGGGAATTGCGAAGCAGGCCGTTATGTCACCCCTTATGGACTTACAGAAGAAATACAACAAGTTCTTCCGAGTGGAGGAGCTTACCCACGGTAACAAAAAGAAAACCGATAGAGTTATGTGGGCATTACAAGGCAGATTCGAGAATGGCGTTATTACGTTAAATAAGGGAGAATGGAACTCCAGGTTCTTGGATCAGCTATTTCAGTTTCCTGATGCACTAACCCATGATGATTTAGTGGATGCACTGGCATACATAGACCAGTTAGCTCAAGTCCCTTACGGTATTGGTGACATTGAGTTTGATGAAGTAGAAATTATTGACGCTATAGCGGGATATTAAAATGTCTGACGAAAACTTATACGACCTTGACCCACTGATGATCGAAGAGTCTATCGAAGACTGGGTAATGACCAAGTGCGAAGATTGGCGCGACAACTTTGAGTCTAACTACGAAGCTAAGTTTGATGAATACTATCGACTATGGCGTGGTATCTGGGATCCAAATGACACAGATCGCAAGTCTGAGCGTAGTCGGATTATCTCCCCAGCCTTACAGCAGGCGGTTGAATCTAACGTAGCTGAATTAGAAGAGGCTACCTTTGGTCGCGGCAAGTGGTTTGATGTGTCTGATGATACAAACGACAATGAGCGCGAAGACATTATGTACTTGCGTAAGAAGCTGACCGAAGACTTTGAAAAGACCAAAGTAAGAAAAGCGGTAGCTGAATGTCTACTTAACGCCGCAGTATTTGGTACTGGCATTGGCGAAATCGTTATTGAAGAAGTAAAGGAAATGAAGCCTGCTACCCAGCCAATGATGGATGGGCAGCTTCAAGCTATCGGCGTTAACATAGAAGACCGAGTAGTCGTAAGGCTAAAGCCAGTACTGCCTCAGAACTTCTTAATTGATCCTATAGCAACGTGCGTTGAAGACGCGATGGGTGTAGCTATTGATGAGTTCGTTAGCAGACACCACATTGAGATGCTTCAGGAAGATGGCATATACAGGAAGGTTTCAATTGAGAATGCCTCATCTGATACCAGCCTTGAGCCAGACGAAAGCCTATCTGTGTACGATAATGACAAGGTAAGGCTTACCAAGTACTACGGCCTTGTTCCAAGGGAAATGCTTGAAGAGGTTGCTACTGGCGATATAGAAGAGGAGGGCATGTACGTTGAGGCCGTTGTCGTTATTGCTAACGGCGGTACTCTCCTAAAGGCAGAGCCAAACCCTTACATGATGCAGGATCGTCCCGTTGTTGCATTCCCTTGGGATGTAGTCCCCAGTCGATTCTGGGGTCGCGGAGTTTGTGAAAAAGGGTATAATAGTCAGAAGGCACTCGATACCGAGATTCGTGCGCGTATCGACGCTCTAGCCCTAACTATTCACCCTATGCTTGCCATTGACGCTACGCGACTACCTCGCGGGGCTAAACCCGAAATACGTCCCGGCAAGATGATACTTACTAACGGAAACCCAAGTGAAGTTTTACAACCATTTAATTTTGGAAATGTCGGACAAGTCACCTTTGCACAAGCTTCAGCGTTACAGCAAATGGTGCAACAGGCAACTGGAGCAGTCGATTCAGCGGGGATCGCTGGACAGGTCAATGGCGAAGCTACTGCTGCTGGGATCTCTATGTCTCTTGGCGCAGTTATTAAGCGACATAAACGCACCCTTATAAACTTCCAGCAGTCTTTCTTGCTGCCGTTTGTAACCAAGGCTGCTCATCGCTACATGCAGTTTGACCCAGAGAATTACCCAGTAAAAGACTACAAGTTTAATGCTTCCTCTACGTTGGGAATCATTGCTCGTGAGTACGAGGTAACTCAACTGACTCAACTATTGCAGACTATGCAACAAGATAGTCCGCTTTACCCTGTCTTAATACAAAGTATTGTTGAGAACATGAACCTGTCAAATCGGGAAGAGCTTATCGCCGCGCTTGCAAAAGCAGGCGAGCCAAACCCAGAAGCGCAGCAAGCTCAACAAGAACAGCAGCAGTCACAGCTTGCATTCCAGCAGGCGCAGACATCAGCTATCTCCGCACAAGCCGAAGAATCAAGAGCAAGAGCGCAGAAGTATACGGTTGAAACTCAACTCGCTCCCCAAGAGCTTGAGATCGAAAAGATCGAAGCAATTACTCGAAACCTCAAGGAAGGCGATCAGGATGACAAGCAGTTTGAACGCCGCCTAAGAGTCGCTGATATTGCCTTGAAAGAGAAAAAGCTTGAGGGAGTAGCGCCATCGCAAAGACAGGAGCAGCCCTCACCAGCGCCCCAGCCACCTCAAAATCCAATGATGGATATGCAAGGCTTCTCAAGCCCAAGAGGTCCGCAAGGTCCAAGGGGTGGGGTTAACATTCCTGGCGGAAGGGATCGCTAATGCTTTCAAAGCTAAAAGACCTAGAGTCTATTATCGTTAGCCTAGTTAATTCCCACAACGCTTTGATAGATAGGGTATCTAGTATAGAGGAGAGTATCAGTGAGCAAAGATCCGAGGCTGGAGAGAGCGGGAGTGAGCGGCTACAACAAGCCAAAGCGAACCCCAAGTCACCCCAAAAAAAGTCACGTAGTGGTAGCCAAAGAAGGCGACAAAGTTAAAACCATTAGGTTTGGCGAGCAAGGCGCAAAGACCGCAGGCAAGCCAAAGTCTGGTGAGGGTGATAAGATGAAGAAGAAGCGGGCAAGTTTTAAGGCTCGTCATGCTAAGAATATCTCCAAAGGCAAGATGTCTGCGGCTTACTGGGCGGACAAAGTGAAATGGTAATGGCAGTAAAGAAAACTCAATCAAAGTGAGAAACTGACAATGACTCCATGCAAATCATGCAAGACAAAAGCCAAGTGCAAAAAAGCTGGCAAGTGCCTAAAGAAATCAGTTAAAAAAGGCTATTGATTTAATAC